GAAATTGTGTTAGACCATGCGCCTACTAGCCCGCCGTTGAGGCAGCGGCAGCGAATGTCATAAGTGCCAGATGTAAAATTAATTGTCCGTTTAAATGCGCCCACCACACCGGGCAAACCCGTTCTAGGAACGCTTAAGGTTGACCAACTAGTGCCGCCATCGGTTGAAACCTCAAACTCCATGTCAGTACATGCAACACGGTTGAGGTCGTCGAGTGTGAGGTATGTTTTTAGAACGTGGTTACTATCTTTTTTGTACCAGATTGCCGCTTTATTGGCGTAGGAACCAAAACCTTTTGGTGTGTTATATAGCTGGTCATTGGTCACACAACGCATGTCTTCAATGTATGAATTCCATATTTCAATGAGGGACGTTGTGTACTCCGCAGCAAAAACAGATTGCGTGCCGTCTGTACGAACAAACTGAGTGTTAGCGCAAGCCACACTGGTATTGCGGTGGCAACGCAGCATTTTCGCCCCGCCTTCGTAATTACAATGGTTTATCTCCGTACGTTTTTTACTGTCTGTTACCCCGTCAGACCCGTTTTTAAATGCGGAATTAAACAGGTGTGCAGAACGTAAATAACTATCCTCACCGGAAGTTCGATTGTTGATTACTACACAATCAGAATTACTTAACTGATAGTTACCGTAGTTAGAGTCTAAAAGAAGATCTATCTCGCTAGAGTAAATTTGTGTGACTTCACAATGAGGGCCATCATTTTGGTCTGTAACAACCCCTACTTGCCAACGAGCGTTGGTTGCATCATCAGGGTAGCCACCAATACAATTAAGCTTATAAACTTCTAGGGATTGTGCCCCTCTAAGATTTATTCCGCTTCTTTTTCCGGTGGAATAAACATCATCAAAAAGATAATGCTTAGAGTCATCGTTGGCGCGATACCCGTCTTCATAACTTTGGTCTAGCAACCCTGTTTTATAAACATCAGCTAGCACTGTGTCTCTAAGTCTTCGGATAGGTAACACTTCAAAATCTAGGGTTACGTCATTGCCACTCACCATAGCTGACAAATTAGGTACTGCGGGGGTTTCTGTACGTAACAGTTTACGAACGTAGATAGATGAGATTGTACCGCTAAAGGCTTCACCAATTACTGATATAGTGGTTGCATTAGAAGGTGCTCGTATTAACCACACCTCATGCCCTAAAATTGAGTGCGAGTACCCTGCTTCAACATTCCCAATCGCAGGTTTAATGCTGCCAGTAGTTAAATCTTCAATACATACTGAAATCTGGTAAACCTCACCGGCCTCAAACGCGTAGCTAGCACTTATAGCGTTATCGGTGTCCTCAGCTGTGTAAGTTTCATCTACTCTTGACCAACCACTACCGCTGAATGCATCTGGTTGAACAACTTTAGCGCCAACCTCCGGTGATGGTAGTATTTTAAACTGGTGCAGATAGATTTCAGTTTCAGTAGAGTAGCGGAAGTAGTCTAAGCCTGTTTCACCTGGGTCAAGATGCAACCATGCGTTAAGCGGCATGTACGTCAAAGAGCCTTCTTTCTTAACGAGGACTCTAGCCCCGCTAGGTAGATTGATATAGCTACTGAACGGCTTGTCCGACCCCTGAACACTAACCGCATCAGCAAGTCGCGGAATGTGCATGTAGGGTAATTGGAGTGACTTATTAGCGTAAACTTTTAATGTGTCTAGCGTAACTTCGGCTTTTTCACCCCGCCAAACTTCACCCGCTGCTAACGCCAACGTTTCATTAAATAAAACGCCGTTCATCATCACGTTGTTTAGAACTACCGTGCAATTGCCGATAGCCGTTAAAAATGGTAGGGGTAATCGAAGTTGGTAGTCACCACCGTTGATAGTTAGTGTTGCCCCGTCTTCAATACAGAAAACACCTAAACCGCCTGTTTCATCCAAATTACAACCACTGTTGGTAATCTCTAGCGACTCTTTTACCCAATACCCGAATGATTGACCTTGAATCTGCCTAAGCCACTGTATAAAGCAACTGTGCGCTGTACTCGCTTTACCAAAATAGATACCCGCGTTATTGTGCGAAGAACGTAAGTATTTAACTTCAACGGGGCACTCGAAATGATGTGCTGTACCACTAAAACCGCTAATACTTACATCACGTACAATAGCTTCCCCTCCGTCAGCTAAATACAGTCCGTTGTAGGGTACTCCGGTTTCCGTAAATAGGTGGTTATCATTAATAATGTCTCCACCGATAATTTCTATACCGTAGTGACCTGCTTCGGCACTTATCCCAATATCACCCTCACCGCTGATGGTGAAATCCTGCATTGAGATAGTGTTAGAACCGAGTGGGATATTAAGCGCTTTAAATACTGTGTTTAAAAACGTTAGCTTACGTAGAATCCAGCCAATCATGCGATAGCCTCTTGTGTCGATAAGTGCCGCGTTACTAAAAACAGCGTTGTGTATTTGAATGCCGGTACAGTGCTGCGTCATTGTGAAAAGCGGGTCTGAATCCTTGACTTTCAAACCTTCAAATCGATGGTAATCCGCGCTTAGCTGGATAAACTCGCCAGTGAAGCTCGTAATCCACGGGGAATGTAATTCGAGGTTTGTGTCTATATCACTATCGCCACGTTGTAGACCGAATTTGAACGTCATAGGGGCTGTTTCTACGCCGCTAATATCAAACGTCCACGGCGCGGTTTTCGGCGTCCAATCTCGCACAGTGTCGGCCGACGAACCGACGAAAAAACCATCCCCAGGGTCGATACGGTAGTTCGGGTTTTCTTCTGAACTGGCGCTATAAATACGGTGGTAAATAGAGTTCAATTCCTGCGCTGGGTTGCAATCATCCCACTGCTCGCCGTCCGTCCACCCATCGGCAGCGTTTAAATTTATATCAAACAGTCTATCCATAATTGACTACTCTCATTCTGATGGACTCTATTTCAACTGTGCCGGTGATGGGTAACGAACCGTTTACACGTTTGAGAAAAATGCGTTCATTCACTATGTTTCTGTAAGTGCCTGAGTAGCTAATGCGGCTTCCTTCTGAATTTGAGTTAACTAGTGTGAATGGGTTATTAACATCGGACACTGTGATTAATTCCAATTCATAATCGTCGTAATCATCCCCGAAAAACCGTAATCCATCACCGCCATCACTCGCCCCGGTTACTGTGTACAAACGATTATTGCCAGCGGCCTGAGACCAGCTAGTGCCGATTGAGTATGGCGATTGAGGGGTTAAATCACTGCTGTACCAAAATCCATCTTGGCGCAGTGAAAATTCGACAAACTGGTTTGATGTAACGTTACCACTGCCGTCGGCGTAAAACGCATCGATACTGGGAAAGTGCGATTGAGCGCTAGAAAATTTCTGATAGCCACCATCGGTTTTTATAAACTCGATAATGCCCACGAACGACAACCCAAAGTAACCGATGCCGGTGACTGAAGCCGTTCCTTCATACCATTCAAAATTATTGATTGCAGGGGAATCCGGCAAACCTGAACCCCCATTTCCCATTGGGTACACGCGGTAGGAAATATCGCCCGTATAGGCGCTATTAAATTTAATGCCACGATTATTTGTACACACCAAAAATTCCCGCGTGGCTATTACATTTGGTATAGGCAACCAGCTTTCAGTTAATGCTATGTAGGCACGTTGGCGCACATCATCAAACAGCATTTCGCGTTTGTTGTTCGGTGACTCAATGGGTATAACATCAGTTTTTTTAAGCGTGGGGTAGTCTATAAGTCTATGCGTCAGGTTTTGACGCTGCTCCACTGCGGGGCTTTGGGCAACTTGCGAATCTAAATATTTCCTCACTTCCGCAAGCAGCAACTCCAATCCACTAATTGATTCATCCACACCTGCTGGCAATGCTTCCACTAAATCAATTAGCGCATTTACCGCATTAGCCACATCCTCGCCCGTACTATTGCCGGGAGTGCCCTTTGCTAACGCCTGTAATTTTTCTATATCAGCCATTGTTTTAGCTACTCAACTGTAATTCTTGTTACTGCGCCGCTGGATTGCAGCGTGAACGAACTCTTGGCGGCATTGCCGCGAGGGAATGAATCGGATAAATTTGACGGGGTAAATGAGGCGGTGAATTCCTCGCCGTCAGCATACTCTACTCTGTAGTTGGATTTTCGACCCGCCATAGCATCTTGGCGCATGTCGTGATACGCGGCCTGGTTGGTGTAAACAATTGAACCGGAAACCACCAATTGCCTGCCCACCAATTCATTATTTAGGTACGATATATAGGGCGAGTTAGAGGCGTTATTGAGTTGCACTAACGAACCTTGGAACGATATAGAGGCTTCAAGCTGACCAATCAGAACGCTGCCATCTTTCCAGATGATGCATTTTGAACCGTTGTAATGCTCACCAATTCGAATTCTGGTTGCTAATTCTATGCTGTCATATAACTCAACATCGAAATACAGTTCACCAATTAACGTTTCTATCATGATATGGAATTAGGGGTATCACCCTCACCCTGAATATATCGCGTCAGATCGCCATTAGTGTAGATATTTACAGTGCTACCATTGGCCTCTATAACCTTCCCAGCCAAACCGCCGCCATAAGCGCCTGCCTCACCCGGTTGGCCAGGGGCGCCGCCAGCGCCAGCCAAATCGTAAGCTTCGCCGCCTGAATCCAACGAACCGTCTTGCCCTTCTATACCAGCATACCCCTGCCCACCTGTGCCGGGCTTACTACCTGAACCACCCCCACCCCCGTGATGAATAACGCTCTGTTTAGGTTCGTACTCTTCGGGGGCGGCGCCACCACCCCCTCCGGGGGCTTTTAAATAACCATCGGCTATATATGTACCGTTCCCAAAATCGGGAGTAGTGCCAGATAAGTAGATATTTACCGTTACACCTGCGGTACCTAACAGCGTTGTGCCGCCGTTTTCACCTGCACCTGTAGCGCCACCATTACCACCGCGCCCTATAGATATTGAGCCATCAACAAAAACTAAGTTAACAATTGAGCCAGATGGGAATGAACCCACGCTAATGGCTTGATTGAATGTATTTTGGCCGTATACAGGTCTTGAAAACACAAATGTGAAAGTGCCAGCGGTAACGGGGCCCCCAGCTATCGTAAATAAGTTATTGTCATATTCAGCGTTTACTATTAAATCTGAGCCAGCGAACGCGCCGATGTAAGGATTATATGTTACGGCTGTGATTTTATAGCTACGCCCAGTGCTAGACGTTGGGGCGATCTTAATGATTTGAGAGCGCAACCCTGTGACTGGATTGCCGTAAAAATCCTGATTCGCGGCGGTATTAATTTCTACAACATCACCAAGAGAAAAATTGAGGTTTTCTTCTTCTACCGTGCCAATAATTTTTTGTGGGCGATTGCTGAAACGCTGAGCATAGCGAACGGTGGTTAAATCAGCGGTTTCAATATTGCTGAGTTTGTTTGAAAGTATGATTGACTTGCCCAAGTCTTTGACTTTCTCTGCGTTGTAATACAACTCACCCTCAAGGGTTGTGTCGTACGCTAAACTAGAGCGGGCGAAGTTTGCGTCATCATCACTTTCAGTCAGCTGTCTTTTGTCGTATTGCAAAAATGCGCGTGAGTAATAGAGTTCGGCGTCTTCATCAATGCTGATGGATCCGTAATTAATTTCAATACCTTCGCGTAAAATGGCAGACGTTGTATTCCATGGGCTTGTTGCTTTTATAACTATTTTACCCGTGGTCAAGTCAGTCCACATGTCCAGCATTAACGTTGCGCAGAAGTCATCGAGGAACGTGGTGGTGTCATTGTGTTCGTAAATAATGGTATCAATCGAGCCTTTTAGATTGGGCAACCATTCATCCAATTCAGCTTGTATAACCGTGGCGTTGTAGTTATCGCTGGTTAAGTCTGCGTCTTCAAACACTTTAACCAACAAATCATAAGGATCCGCATTGACAAACTTTCGGCCTCGGAATACCTCGTCACCCGCTGAATGTTCAGTAGGTTCGTTTTGAATAGTTCTCGAGCCTAGGGTGATAGTATTGGCTCTAACAACAGTGAGCGTTACTGATGAAGCGTTTCCGCTGGCGTTTGTGATCATCATCAAATCACCGCCAACCACGGCAGTAAAATCTGAGTATGGGGTCCAGTCTGTAATATCAGCATCCATTGAAATACTGGTTTCACCTTCGGTGATATCACTTTGCAGCGTGCCGGTTACTATTTTAGGGAAGTCGCTGTTCTCATCATCGGCTTTATAAAGCACATCTTTGCAAGTGAAGGTCCACATATCGTTAGCGCTTTGCTTAACATCTACTAGCATGTAGTGGTGTGTGCGCTTGAGTGTAGATGTATACCCGTCACTTTCGTAATACAGCACGCGGATAGGTTTATTTGTTAGTACATTTCGGGCTTTTAATTTACCGAAGTATGAACCCTGTTCTTTGATGCTTGGGTTTGAAACTAAAGCAGGGCTTGATAGGTTTGGATCGCCTATAAAATCACGCATACTAATGGTGCACGTTGCTGTGCTAGCCACACCATTACCCGACTTAAGCGCAGGGGTGGTTTCGCTCACCTTATTCACGCACTTGTATACATCGGATTCAGACAGAATCAAGGATGTATCTGTGTATTTGTGCGTTTTCGTGGTGATTGTGTGATTACTTTGATCGGTACATGTCAGCGGAGTACCAAAGCCAGCATTACCATTTATTGTGCATGCGCTCGTAACTTCGGGTAAATCAAGCTCGATAACGTAATAGTGAAATAGGCTCATGCAACAACCCTGAACGAGAGCGAAATATCAACCAATGTTGTGGTTTGCGAATGGGTTGCCACTTTTGAACTCGATAGTTCGAACAAAGCGCATGATTCATCAGGCCTGTTTTCTTCTTCGTAATCCAGCTGTGAAAGAACGCCCGTTTCATTGTATAGGGTAAAGATTTCTTGTAGTTCGGTGCGGGCCCAGTCCTTATACATGTTTCTAAATGTAAGGCTTAGTTTTGGTGCAATGGTTTCTTGCACTCTTTTGACAGGGAAGCCCTCGGCGTTGGCCGCTACCCGATTAGTAACATTGCTACCCAAATAAAAAAGGCTTTGCCCGGCATTGGTTCCCCAGGCAATGTGGCTTACTAACCCCGCCTGCATATAGCTAATTGTTTTAGTGCCGGTACCCGTAATCTCTACAGTTAAATCATTTAGCGTTGTGGCCACACCTATATAGAAAACCAAGTTTTTAATTGGACGTGTGATAGTGAACGAGCGCGTGAAAGCGGTTCCGGTAAGCGTAACAACATTGCCAATTTGCACATTTATTCCATGTAACGCGATGTATTCACACTCGCTAACAGAATCAAACGTGAATGAGAAATTACTGGATGAACTACTCACCACGCGGGAAAAATCAGGATCTTGTAAATTTGATAGGTTGCCGCTATTCAATGAGCCAGATTCAAGAGAAATGCTGTTCGCACCAATGACGTTTGTTTTACTTATGATCATTAAATGCGCCTCTCACTTTCCGCTTTCTTGATGTGGCGACCTACCACTTCAACGGCTTCATCGCTGAATTCAATGATCATGCGCTGGGTAGAAATATCATCACCGGAAATATCAGTAACGGAAGTGCTCTGTTCGTTATAGCTTTCCGTGACCTGCTCAGTGGGTTCAGTAACGGGGGTTACTGTTGTATTGCCATCGGGGGTTGACGACCAAATGGCGGCTATTTGTGCCGCGCCGGTTAAGGCTGTAAATGTCGCACCGGCGTAATCTTGCTTAGCGAGCGCTTTAGTAACACCTTCGGCGGTGTTCATTCCTGCGTTAGCTGCAGACAACCCCTGCTGAATTTTGTGGGCGGTTTTACTGTTGTTACCCAAGCTTGTTAAAAGCTGAGTACCTAAATCCATTTGGTTTTTAACAGAAGATTCTGACCAGAAGTTTTCTAAATCTGTTTTCTTCTTTTTGTCGTCTGTGTCCTTTTTGCTGAGTGCGCCAAGCTTGGTAAAATAGTCTTCATATGAGATAAGTTGATTTTCAAGCTTCTCGTTTAATGACTCCAATTCAGCTTGTTTTTTTTCTTCAAGCGCTTCTGGGTCTACTGATTCAGGAGAATAAGCCGCAATAATTTCTTTTAACTTAGCCTGGTATTCTTCTTGAGAAATTAGCTTTTCATTGAGTAGCGCTTTCTGGGTTTCGGATTCAGTTACTGCAGCTTCAAGCTTAGCTTGTTCTTCTGTTTGGGCGAGCTCACGGGCACGAGATAGATAATCAGATTCAATAGCTAAACGTAAATCGTTTTTCTCTTTTAGCTTTTCTGCACTGAGGGTATTTTCATCCTCGTACATGCTTTCAATAATTGCTAAGCGTGCGTCCTTTTGCTCTTTAAGGAACTGAAGTTCTGAGTCTCCACTTTTTTCAGGGGAGTAAGCACTAATAATTTCATTTAACTTGGCTTGGTAATCTTCTTGAGAAATTAGCTTTTCATCGAGAAGTTCTTTCAGAGCTTGAGACTCTTTTTTAACAGAATCTAGCTTAATCTGATCTTCCGTTTTGGCCAGTTCAAGTGACTTAGCAATATAATCAGCTTCAATAGCTAAACGTAAATCGTTTTTCTCTTTTTTCTTTTCTGCACTGAGGTTATTTTCATCCTCGTACATGCTGGCCAAAATAGACAATCTTTCAGCTTTTTGTTTTTGCAATAACTGAAGCTCTGACTGTCTAGCATTCTCGGCGGCTTCTAAGTCTGCTAGCAAGCGCTCTTTTGCGGTAATAGCATCGGCGCCAGTCGAGGTACTTGATCGCAAATTGCCTTTTTTCGACTCTAAATCCAATGACTTTTGATTTGCTTTATTCTCTGCCTCAATAGCATTTCTTCTGGCTTCTAATACAGGCAAGGTTTCTTTTAGCGCATCAAGCCTTTCTTTGTTAGCGGCGCCACTACGGCCATGCTTCGTTAGACTCTCATAAGTTTCAACTTCTTCATTTAGCAGCTTTTGAAGCTTTTCGAGTTCTTCTAAAGAGGTAACTTGTTCGGCTAATGAGTGCTCATCAATAATGCGGTCTAAATCCATACCCGTTTGACGGGCAGCAAAGAATTCAGCGAGAGCTTTGGTAGCTTCATTGATGGCGGGTAGGAAGGGGGCGATTGCGTTGTTCAGGAAGTTAACAAACGCACCTTGGGCTAGGTCTACGTTATTGGCTAGGGCAGCGAACTGAGCCCTTTCTTCTTCTGATAACTCTACATTGATTGAATCGAACGTATCAGCTAAATCTTGTGCAGCTGCACCGCCATCACGTAACAGCGGAATTAGAGCAGTGGTATCTGATGCCATTCCCTCGAGGGCGAAACTCATTTGCTGAGTGCTTTTGCCTGCAGCATCCATGCGGTTAACCATTTCTTGCAGTACATCTTGACCGCTCATGGTTTCAAATTCGCCGGCTAATGCTTGGGCCTCTTCCGCTGTATAACCCATTACATCAGCAAAGTCTTGAAAAGCGCCGCCACCCGTAGCGAGAAAATCACCCACTTTCTCTTGGGTGTCTTTCATAATATCGCCGAACTTTTCGCCATCGACACCAACGGTACCGAAAACAAAAGAGAGGCGCTTGAATTCTTCAACCGTTAACCCGGCAATATTTGCCATGGTTTCAGTTTCTTGAATAGTTCGCCCTTGCGCTGCAGCATAGGAAACTAACGCAGACGTACCAGCAACAACGGCTGTTGTTACCGCGGCAAAGCCAGTAGCAACGGCAGATAAGGGGGCTTTTAGGCTTTCCAAGTTGCCCAGCATGCCATCAGATTCGTTTTTGAACTTCTTAACGCTGGCTTTGCCGGTTGATAGTTCTTCACGTAACGCTTTGGTATCTGCAGCAATTTCAAATAAGAACTTTTCTGTGCTCACTTAATTAAATACCTATCATCACGAGCGCCATTTGCACGGCGTTCTGCGTTAATCATCATTGAGACATCACCCGCGTTGGAGTTTTCGCCAAGGTTGAGAAGATGGTGTAACTCTGGGTAATCGAGTAACCAAGCTTCAGAGGGGGAGATATTCTGCTGGGTAACGAGCTCTTTATAGAAGGCCCAATAATCAACAGTAAAAGGCTGAACCGAACTAGACTTTGGAAGTGCTATCCAGTTTGTTCCTTTTTTTTTATGTCGCTGACAGTGGCGCGGAACTCTTGATCTATCTTGTTGGCTACATCAAACAAAATAAGCGGCCATGGTTGAATGAATTCGCTGTCTTCATCTTCAACTGGGCGCCAACCCACTCTAAACATGGCGTCTTGGATCTGCTCTAATTCAATAGAACTATCACCTTGTTTCACTAACGCATGAAACGCTTCTGAAGCGGTTTCAAAGTCAACGCACTGATAAAGGGCGCGCATCAGTGTAATAGTGGGCTTTGATTGATTTGCGATGTAGGTTTCAAGGAATGAAACCAGCGTAAACCAAAGATCTTTATTCGTTTTGGTTTTAAACTGGCGCATTGCTGCCAAGTTCATCTTAAACGGGTATGTTTTATAGCAAAGCCTAAGCTCCATTAGATATCCTCGCCTACTGAGAGAATAGAGATTGAGCTTGTCACCTTGTCACCAACGGGGGCTGTATCAGAGGGCGCATTAGGTATGCCGTTAAAACGAATCTGATCAGCAACTAACCCTGTACCATAATCAAGCATGTATTCATCAATGTTACCCGCCAGGCTATTAGCACGAAGCAACTTGTATTCAGCGTCATTGCTGTAAACAATGTTGGCTGTAATTGTGCGGCCTTTTGTTGATTGGTTGGCATCCATCAGCGTTACAAAGTCATTGTGTGACTTGTTAGTAATTTCGATTGGCGTGCCATTGAATGTTGATGTCAGTTCCAACTGACCCACTATTACCGCGTCTTCGGTGCCAGTGAAGCGGTAAAGCAAGCAGTGTGTACCGTTTGCTTCACCACTCATTATGATGCCGCCGTGTGTTGTACTTCACCGCTAGAAAGGAATGTAAGCGAAGTAGTGACTTTATCACCCATGGGCAATGCATCAGAAAGCGCAGTTGGCACCATTTGGCATGTAAATGCTTCGCCTGAATCGCCATACACAATTGAATATTCCGCCTGTGTTCCGGTAAGTGCATCCGCACGGGTTTGCTTATAGGTAGTGTCACTGTTGTAAACCAAAGTGCCGGCAAGTTGTAACTGCTTACCTGCTAGTTCACCAGACAGCAATACAACCCAATCTTGGTGTGACTTGTTGCTAAGATCAATTGGCGTGCCGTTGAAAGTTAATGTGCATTCCATCTGGCCCACAATGGTAGATGTGCCGCGTTTGATTAATACCTGAGTGCCGTTTAATTCACCAGCCATTAGCGTTCCCCTTTTAGGTATAAAAAAACCCCGCTAATTAGCGGGGCTTAGAATAAGTTGAGTGTTAGTTAAGCGCTTGGGTTATCGTGCTGGCTGAAATATTCAACCATAAATTCCAACCGGGCTTTACAGGTGTAATCAACACCCTCGCCGTTGTATTCCGGTTCACCCATGTTTTGAAATGTAATTTTAAAAACGAAATCCAAATCAAGCTTCTGCATCTGCAAAACCTTCAGTTCGATTTGCTCTCGTATATCCAGCACAGCTTCATACAAGCTATCTTTACCAACGCGAACGCTTATATCTGTATAAAGCGTGAGTTGGTGCTGGTACATTTCCTTGGTTAGTTCTTCGCGTGTGTCTGGACCCATAAGAATAGTAACAAGTGGAAAGTCTTGCTCTGTATCGATATCGGTTTTCACAACATCAGCCACATACCCTTCTTTAAGAAACAGTAAGCGCTCGTGAAATCGATTGATTATCTCTCTGGCTTTATGCACGCTTTAGTTCCACTGTGTAGAAAGGATCGTCAAAGTCTTCACGTGGAAGCCGACCAATTACAAATGTATTGTCTTTATAAACAACTGTGGCGCCTTTAGTTAGCAAAGGCGCATCAGATTTATTGAAGCTAAAGAGAACCTCACGACGATAACCACTTTCATCTTCAAATTGCTCATCATCAATAGTGCACTTAAGCGGAATACCGTTTACAAAAACAGTTCGCCCTAAGTGCTCTATAACATCGTTGCAAGCAACATCAAGTAAGCGGTCTATCTCGTCCATTTTTTTACTCTTCGTCTTCGCTTTCTGCAGACTCTTCGATAACGGCTAAACCGTCTTCAATTAGCCCTTTCGCTACCGATTCAATAAGCGAGTGTGAACCGGGCTTAAGAGGTTCTGCACCTGGTGCAAGCTGAACAGTTTTAGAAAGGTAAACTTCCATTTTTCTTTCAGTTGTAACTTTTGGGTCTGTGCTATTAGCATCTTTAGCTGTAGCCGCTTTTTGCTTTGCTGTTTGAGTAGCCATAAATATCCTTTAGGCGGGATAAGCCCGCCCCACTGAAAATTAAAGGACCGTTACATCAACGAACGCGTTTGGATCAGGCGTAACCATAAGTGGTGCTGATTGCGTCATGATGTACTCAACCGATGGATCTTCTTGCATCCAGTTTTTCGGATAGCGAGAAGCCGAAACAATACCTTCATCGTTAGCGCGAACATCTTGGATTGCGCCGTAGCAACGAACGCCATCATAAGATGAGTTACCCAGAAGGATTTTATTAACAGGCATGTAGTATTCTTTGTTGCCTGATTCAGCATCGATGTACTGGCCTGTGTAAACCCAAATCGCCACATCACCAAAGTAACCTTTAAAGCTAACTACCATGCCAAGGTCTTTGGTTGCTGTTTCCATTTCTGAAGAACTGCCACGGCGAGTATCTAAGTTGTCTTTTACTGACTTGAACGAGTAAAACTTAGACCAAGCAGTTTTACCCATAACTACCGTGTTAATGTTGCCGGTTGCTTTTTCAGCCCAGATAGTAAAGTTCCCACTGGCATCATAAGTTTCAGGGTCTACTTCATCCCACTTTGCTGCACCGCTTAATGTGATGCTGTTGGCAGAGTTACGGCCGAAATCAACTACTTGCTTTTCGTAGTCTTCACCATCAACAGTAACAGAACCAGTAAGCACGGCTTGAGCCGCCATCCACTCTTCACGAGCGGTAATTGCTTTATCTTGGCGTTCAAGCAATTCTACAACCGTTGCTTGTCTTCGCTGGGCAGGCGTTAGTTCCCCCAAATAAGACTCGCCTGGGCGGCGCTTCAGATTATTCGAAGGCTTTACTGCGTGCTTTGGCTTAACATAGGCAGGCGTGAATTTTTTAAGTTCGCCGCCTTTTTCTTTGTGCACCTTGCCTGCAATCATAGGTGATACGAACGGGGCCATAACTACATCGTCATGGATTTTGTCAAAGTGAATGCTTTCATCTGGCGATGTAACAACACTGCCAAAGAATAGGCGCAAAAAGAAAGGGTCAAATTTACCCATGGTTGCAACAATTGAAAGCATTGTGCTTGTAGATAGTGCATTAAACATTGTGCGCGCTCCTTATAAAACGGCTGATTGTTTTTGTAGGCTGATTGGTGTACCTACAAAAGCAGTTAATTTTTTAGTGGCATCAAAGCTTGCATGCCAGCTCAATTGCTCAGGGTCGAACGTTCCCGACTTGATTACCTGTGCTTGGGTATCACCGGCTGACGCATCTACGGCTTGGGCAGTAAGGTAAACAGGTGTTTGGCTACCGTTAGTAGCATCGGCGTCACACTCGACAAACTTACCTGTCGAGGTAACTTGACCAAGCGGGGTATTTGCAGCCAGGTTCTGACCAGACGCGATAGTTACGCTAGTAGTAGCGATTTCATCACTGCCAGAGACAGGATGATCATAGTTGTAAGATTCAGTAGTCATTTACTTTGCTCCGGTAGCAAGTTTAAAAGATTCAACGAACTGTTCAGCCTCTGAAGGTTCAGAGTCTTCTGCCACAGCCGCAATGTTTGGTTGCTCGGTGTTAGCCATCGCAACATCAAGCGCATTACCCTGTTCAGCGCTAGCTGATTGTTGCGGGGCCTTAGCTAAAACACCCAGCGCTTGCTCTACTGACATATCAGTGTCAAAAGCCAAGTGGTGCGCTAAGTCTTTGCGACCTTCTGCAGCTTCAGCCGTAATGATGGCTTTGCAACGTGCTTGATGGTCTACCGTGTTTTCATTGGTAGCGGTTGCTGGTGTAGCAGCTTGGGCTTCTTCACCGGCAGTTACCGACTCAGTTGCCACCGAATTAGATTGTTCACTCATTGTGACGCTCCGTAGTGTTGAACTGTCCGGTGAGGACAGATGTTGTTTAAAATGTGAAATGATGTTGTGCGAGTTAACCAACTCATCAGCTAGACCTGTATCTACAGCTGCTTGCCCGGTATATGTCTGCGCTTCTGTTTCAAGAACGGTTTCAATAGGTAAACCAATGTTCGTTGCTACCTTTTCGGCAAACTGTTGGCGCAAGTCATCGCACTGCGTTTTAAAATCTTCATAAACAGATTCGGGCAGGTTTTTATAAGGGTTGCCATCAACCTTGTGAGAACCGGAATAAATTAGCGTGACCGCCAAGCCTGATTCGGCAAGCATTTCTTCATAGCTGGCATGTATCTGAACAACGCCAACCGAACCACTTATTGCTGTCTGCGTTGTTAAGCGCTTGTCTGCAACGCTGGCAATACACATAGCGCCACTACAAGCCATATCGTCATAAATTGCCCAAACAGGTTTGTCACCCTTGTTTTGTGCAATGTGGTCTGCAGCATCAAAGCAACCAGCAACGGTGCCGCCAGGCGAATTAATGGCAAGCAATATACCCTCTACATCAGGATCGGCGTTTGCGGCATCGAACATGCCAACAATAACGTTGTAGCCAGTAGCCCATGAACTTGAATAACTAAGCTTGTGAACAAGCGTTCCCATAACGGGAATAATGGCTATACCATCAATAAAGTGAAACGGCTTTGAATCGTAGTTTCGACCACTCATGCCATAACCTAAAGACGCGGTATTTATGCGCGGTTTTTCGGTAGCATCAACAGCGCCTTGATCATCAGTGATTGAGAAACCACCTTTTTGCATGCGAGACAGAGAGCCAACAAGGTTTCTAGCTGACTTAGCATTCATAGCCAAAAACTGATTGGCGAGTTGTTCTAACATAGGCACAAAAAAACCGCTTACGCGGCCTCTCCTTCTGATTCATTACTGGCGAACTGGTTCACTTGAGCCCAGCTTGGCGGGGGTAAACCCGCGGCTTTTCGTTCTTCGGTTTCTCGAATTTGTTGGCTGAATATCTCTTGGTAATCCTCACCCATCGTTGCCAACTCTTTCTCGTAAGTAGAAAGTCCAGACTCAATTCTTAGAACTGCTTCCTTAACTTCCTTCAAGCCATCTATCGCTAGTCGACCTGAACCAATCCATTCAGAATTACACCATGCTGATTTGCGCTCATAAAAGTTAAACTTCGCCTTACGAGGCAAGGTGATAATGTTTCGACTGACCGCCTCTTCTAACCAAAGAGCAAATACGCGTGATGCAAAACCTGAGGCGATCACTTTTCGGCGACCCATAAAATAGCGCCAGCTTTCCATCATTGACGCCCGGGCGCTTGAGTAATTTACTTTTGAGTAATCACGCGCTAATTGCTCATAACTTACGCCCATTCCTGCGGCGGTATATCGGAGTATTGAAGCTTCTAAGTCGGCAAATCCATTGTCTGCATGACCTGGTGTTTTTAAATTAAGTGATTCGCCAGGGAACAGGTGCGGAATTTTAGCGCCATTCATTTTCACGTTCGCACCTTGGTGATACTGACCAGTCATCGCCATCATTGCTGACAGCCCTTTTATTGCTGGGTTTTCTTTACCCTGACCCGCACCAAGTATCATTTGGCTAGCTGTTTCTGAATCAAGTTCCGACTCAATTACAGCGGCATACATCGCGTTAATAATGGCGTTTTGAAGCTTTGTTAATTGCAGTTTGTCAATCATGAAAAGCTGTTCCATAACTGCAAGGAACTGGTTTGCACCTCGCGTTTGTCCATCTTCACGCGGTTCGAATACATGAATGAACTGCTGTCGGCCCCAACGTGTTTCTCTAGGAACGCGGGTCCATTCGCCATAACCATAGCCGTTTAACGATGCACCCATGCCATAACGAGGGTTAAGGACATGGTAAGCAACTGCGCTGCTATGTCGATCTTGTTCTACACCGCCGCGTAAGAACTGGTTATCAGCAACACCATTGGGGTTTGAAACACGTTTGGGTGAAACCATTTTGATAGCGGTTCTAAATAAAGAACCGGGTCGGCGAATCCATTCAGCTGCAGCCATCGCTTCACCCAGATTAACGTGGGTTGCAACAACTTCACGAACCATCATGGTAAAGGTTCGCTTACGCTCTGCATCTAAGTAACAGCCTACGTTATCTTCAGCATGTTCTTTAAATGCAGCCTCTACATCTACGGCCAAGGCACGGGCGTCTGATTCCTTAATGCCAAGTGTTCGCCATTGTGGTTTATAACTTAAACGAAATAGCGAACCTACCACGTTATCAACGTGCATCTGCACAGCACCATTTGCAAAACCGTGATTTTTAACAAGATCATCGGCTCGCGCATTACCCATCTGAAGATTAGGCAATAAAGCGGCATCTGCTGATTGAAGCGTGGGGTTCCAGTCTGTTAACTGCCCACCAAAACCATGAGCGGCGCCCTTGTATGATTCAGCCATTGGCTGACCTTTGTGATCTAATATCTGAACATTTTTCATTAGAATCGAAACCCAGCTGGCGCACGGCGTCTTCCAACACCATTAACTTTGGCTTCTAACTCACTGATGTATGCAGTAAGTTCATAAAGGTTAGCACTGGTGTATTCTACAGACAGACCATCTTTATTGATTTTTACAACTCTGGTTCCAGTCAATAACTTGTGTCTGGCCTGTTGCGCCTCTTCAAGTTGTCGCGCTTCATTAGCTGCCATTTAATAATTTTCCTAAGTCTGCCATGCTGGTTGAACTGCTGTCTTTTTCAACTTCCGGAATGTGCGATACAACCAATGAATCTAAGTCAAGAGCCAAGTATTGCTGAGCAACTCGCAAAGCGGATAAATTGTAAACTTCACAATCCAGCTTTTCGTTTCTGACACCGTCTGGACAATGCCATTTGTAACTTTTTTGCCCATTTACGAAGAACGGTTTTTTATACTCAGCAAGCATTTGCTGGAAGAAGGAAAGGTTGCACCACTCCCTCATTGGAAAATGTATACAACCCGGCTTGCGCTTTCCCGGTTCGTCTGGAACGATACTTAAACGTTCAGAGATAATATCTTTTGCGTTATCGGTACCTACCATAACCAAGTAGACACCGTGAGAATTTTTCTTCTTAGGCTTCGTCGCTATTGGCTTGCCATATTGGCTTGCCCCCTTACATGGGAACAACCGCATAACACCAAAGCGCTTGGTGAACTTATAAACCTCATCGGTATAGTGACCGCCTGAGTCAAAGCATCCAATAGCCCAGTTCATAACTTGGCCGTTAGCTTTTTTATATTGCTTACGAAGTGGCTTTTCTAGCTGATCCCAGAAAAGCGGCACCGATGGATCACCATGCACCTCGAAAGCATCAATAACAAAACTTTCTTCGCCGGCAGTCCAACCTTTAACAACGAATTCAGCCCAATGGTCTTGCATATCACCACCAACGGTAATAAACACAACATCATCAGGAACTTCAGCACGATAATCTTCACGCCGAGCAAACAGGTGTTCAGGCTCAGTTTTAGAGCGCTCCACTTCCTCAAACGCTTCGCCAAGTGTCGTATTGATGAAGGACTTAAGCTTCATCTGACTACCTTGAGCCTTGTACCATTCGGTAACAATTCTCGACCAAGGAGAAAAGTTTGAGTAAAGCGAATTTATATACCAGGTAACTGATTCTGGTGTGGGCGCTATACTCTTTGTTTCTGGGAAACCTTCAGAGTGATAGAACGTAATGCTATCGTAGGTTGCTAAACCTTCGTTGCTCAGCCAATAACCTTTGTGATCAGCTTCTATAAAATCCGAATATGAAAATGTTTCACTGCAGGCAATGCAACGATACTTCGCGCTTCTGGCCCTTTCCGAACCTTCAAGTTCACTATCCCATTCCAAACCGTACTTGCTGTCTTTGCCACCAAAGATTAACGTTTGGTGTGTATCGCAATGTGGGCAAGGTATGTAACGCTTGAAATACTGCTCTGATTCCTCGGCGGCCTCTGTAATTTGGCACTCGCCTTTTATCGTGGGCGTAGAGCCCCGTATTGATTTGCCGAACGCTGAACCTTCCAAACGCTTATCGCCAAGGAAAGTGGCAGAACCTTCGCCTTCAATATCTCTATCAAATTTTGAAAGTTCATCATATATCGATAAATCTAGGGATTTTTCACGATAGTTTTTGGCGGCCTTACCACCCATCAAGAACAATTCACGGCGGTTAGTAAACGCCTTATTCTCTATGGTGTTTTGTTTACTCTTTTTATTTAGGTAAGGAAATATTGCGCGCAGCGGCCCAACATCGCGAAGCATAGGATCGATGTGCTTTTTACTAAACCCATCACGGGCACCATCGTCTGGCTGCCAAACACCTATGTTTCTTTTTTTGTGCTCAATGAAGTAACCAATGGCAGCACAAATCAGTTTGGTATAACCAACACGCGCCGATTTTAACCAGTTAACCTCTTTAATATCGTCGTTGCACATCGAATTCAGAATTGCTATCTGACTCGGTGCAGTCTTCCATGGACCCTCAATGTAAGAGGATTCAGGAGACATATAAAAATGTTTATCAGCCCATTCAACACCAGTAAGTGGCGGCGAACGGTAAAGAACCCTTGCACCCTCTTGCAGCGCTTTCTTAAACTTTCGCCTCTGCCTGAGTGATAACGTCATCGATTATATCGTCCAAGTAATCATCAAGATTCGACGCCTCGTTTTGATGCTTGATGGTTTCAGACTTTATGAAGTCGATAATCCTCTGCTCTATTTCTGGGTGTCGTCTTTTGATATTTGGTGCTAGGGAATCTAGCGTTGCGCCGACTTGGGCTAAAATCTTTGCTAGAACATCACGCGCAGCTTCCACTGGAATTGCGCGACCTTCCAAAATTTCATTCTTGATCTGCTGGGTGATTCGTTGCTGCTGAGTGAGCATTGCACGTTCAAGTTCAAGATCAATTGTTTCGCCACCAAGGTTAACTCGGTTGTTGTTTTTCTTAAGTTCGTTTTCAATGCGATTTTCAACCACATCTTGAACCCTAAAAAACGTTTGTCGACCCACTTTCTTGTGTGGCTTAACGCCCCATTTGTCAAAGGCTTGCGTAGAAATGCCTAATGACTCAGCCATGTTTTTCTTGTTGAGTAAATGCGAGTCCATGGTTTGTGCTTTTTCAGTGACGATTTAGGCGATAACTAAACAACCTTGAGCGAAAATGAGTCATAAATAGCGCGAAAGCGAGATGCGAATTACCCTCGGTAGGGCACCCCCCTGGGAAGTACCTTTTTTGCACCAAAGGTGTGCAAATAATGATATTTTCATGCGAATCATCACCTTGCGGTTGCCAAAGCCTTTTTAATCGAGGCTTTCACGTGCATTGAGGCTACTTTCTTAGCGGTTGACTGACCGCGCTCAAAGAATTCAAAGCGCTTCTTGTATTTCGCTGGCTTCTTACTTAGGTATGCCAAGGGCTTGTTCTTTGTCTTCATTTGCTGAAGCACTAAGCCATT